TAAAAGGAGTGTCTAACGCGGAAGAAAAGTTGTTAATCCACGGAACCGTTGCTGAAGGAAACGGAAGCTTTGATATTTTTGTAGAGGGCTATCAAGACCCGGTCCAATCAGTCATTATTTCTGAAAGCATTATCTACATGTCGGCAACTCACGGAAATGGAATAGGCGAGACGGGCGGCTATCAAAGCGAAATCATCAACAACAAAATTAAAGTCCTTGGCAGCCTTAACGTGACATCGCCGATAGGACAAGGATCAGCAATCGCGCTGCGAAAGGGAACAACGACGACTTCCCGGCCCGGTCTTCTTACGCTTGTAATGGGCAACCAGATAGCCGATGTGCGCGACGGGATTTTGATCGACAACACGGCCACGGGAACAACATGGCCTACAAGCTTCTCCATGCAAACAGAGGTTGCAAATAATTATGTAAAGGACGTTTCGCGATACTGCCTTCTCTCAAAATCAGAAAGCTCCTACAGCGATATTGTTGGTTTGAGGGTGATAAATAATAGGTTTAGTTCGTGCAAAACCTATGGAAATTATTTCATGGGCACGTATGGATACAAGGCGCTAACTGTTAGCGGAAACGAGTACAGGACCGCCGGATCAAACGCTATACGCATTGAATCCCCGGTGGATATTTTCAAAAGCGAAGAAAACCTCTTCTACGACACTGCGACAACGCCAACAATGACGTATGGCTATACGATCTATAATGCCGCCGTCACAAACGGCGCGCTTAAAAATAATATGTTCAACGCAGTGGCAACGCCGTTTCGAACAGCCGGTACGGGTTCATATGCTGGTGTCATACAAGACAACCCCGGCTACAACCCGATAGGCGCGGCGGAAGTCGCGGTCACTGCATCGCCCATGACCTACACGGCTGGAACTTCGCCGGAAACGCTTTATGTTCGAGGCGGAACGGTTGAGTCAATTCTTATCGGAAGCGTGACGGCTGCGGAAGCTTCTCCGGCAACCATCGAGCTGCCGCCAAATGTAGCCGCGATTATCAACTTCTCGGCAACACCGAGCCTTACAACCTACAAGCACTAGGGAAGGCCGCGCCATGGCCGATTGCAAATCCGATAAAGCGAACGCCTTCATGACAATCAGTTACAGAACCGTTGTGCTCACGTTGCTCGCGCTGCTGAGTTTTTTTACAACTCGCATGGTGAACACGCTTGACGGCGTGGTTAGCTCGGTAAACACGCTCACGGTGTCTGTGGCGCGGATGGAGGGACGGCTTGATCGTGCCGAAAACGATATCGCCAAGCTATGGGAGCGTGGCGGTAAACCCAATTAAGGAGGTAACCATGGTAACCGTTTTACAAATACTCGTTGCTGCCCTTCTTTTAGGCCTTATGTACAGGGTTCGAGGTGGTGGATGGCTGACACTCGAGAACAACCTAATCTGCCGAGCCTTGTGGGGAATAAGCTTATTAATAGGGTACCTACTACTTCCTTATAACGTAATTTTCACATACACTATCGCGCTCCCACTTCTCAGCTTCGCCAGCTTGTTAATCCCACACGCATACGCACAAAACGTAGGTACCTGGGCGACCCCGAGCTCGGTACTTCCTTGGACTAAACGTTGGCCTACTATTTATCTACCGAAGTATACACAAGAAGAATGGGATACATTGTCCACTAAAAAGAAAGTCCTCTTCGACCTCATACAGCTCGTCGGAATAGGTCTTATAAAGGGCTTAGTTCTATTTGCCCCGATCGTATGTGCTTCTATCTTTGTAGCAAGTCCCTTAAACGCGCTCCCGTGGGTGGCTGTGGTAGTGTGTTTGTTCGCTTTGTTGTTTCCTGCTAGCTACCTTGCAGGCAAATACGTTCCATGGACTCTCACAGAAAGTCTTCCGGCTAAGTCAGCTTGTTGGGGGGAGTTCTTTGTAGGAGTATCTCATGCGATTGCGCTAGTTGCGTTAAAGGCATTGGTGTAGTATGAACGCTTCTGCTCCGCGTACCGTAAACGAAGAAGGTAAAGCCCTTGTAAGGGAATTTGAAGGACTTCACTTAACACCTTATTTATGTCCCAGGAAAATATGGACAATCGGTTACGGACATACACGTACTGTACGAGAAGGCATGAAGATCACCCCCGAGGAGGCAGAGCAGCTGTTAAGTGACGACCTTAATATCGCCAGTAGGGCAGTGACGCGTTGTGTTGTGGTGCCTCTAAATGATAATCAGTTCGCGGCTCTCTGTAGTTTTGTATTCAATGTAGGAACTGCCAACTTTGAACGCTCAACTCTAGTAAAGCTGCTAAACCGTAGTTGGTATGAACAGGTTCCCACACAACTCATGAGGTGGAATCGTGCTGGAGGGCAAGTATTAGGTGGCTTAGCCCGAAGGCGCGCTGCCGAAGCCCGTTTGTGGGAAAAACCTACAACAGAATTAACCAAGGAGGTAATAAATGCGTGAACTCTTAAAGCTACTGTTTACAGGGCGCGATAACACTACATGGGACGTGGGGAGACTGATCTGGTTTGTTGGCTGTGTCGCCTTCCTCGTCTTTGAAGGTCATGTAGTTTTCTACGCACATACCTTTGACATGACTAACTTTGGGGTTG